CGACCTAATCCAAAGATACGTCGAGATGGTTAAGGCGCAACGATAGTCCCTTCGATCTTCCACGGTCGGCGTTGCTTAAAGTATTTACCACCGCAGCGGCACACGCCGCCGAGCAGACCGTCGACCTCTTGGTGCGAACAACCCCACCCGATTCCGTTCCACGGGCAAAAAAAGACACAGTTCTGACAGGCATCTGGCTCTGACCAAGCCATTTCTTCTAGTACGTCATCGTGTATCGTCATCGCCGCCTTAGCCAACTCAGATAGTCCGCTCCGTATTCCGGTTCCCAAAATACCTTAACCATGTCTGGATGATCGGGAGGGAGGTTAGGATTGATAACCGTCACCGCGCAGGGCGAGAGGGCGTTATCTCTAAAGCCTTTATCCTTTGCAAAACGGTCGTACACCTTGTACGAGGCGACTTTAATCGCGTGCATGGTAATCCCCGCACTTGCATCTTTAAGAACGCTATACGCGCTTTCGTGGCGATGTCCCGCAACGTAGATATGGTCGCGGGTTCCCATGATCGCCGCCTTCATCGGGCCGTGGGCAGGATTCCAAATCGAAGATCCAGAGTGATCGTGACGGGCGTTAACTCTTACTTCTGCGCCGTTCGGGAACCGTAGCGCAATTCTGGCCTCCGAGGATTTATAAAGGGCGTTTTGTTGTTTAGCGATCCACTTTAGAGGGTCGCCCGATCCAGACCATAGGTCGTGGTTGCCCCCGATCATGTAGAGCCATTCGCAGCGGTTAACGAACCACTCTGCAATACGCCATGCCTGTGCAGCGGAGGTGCTTTGGTCGGCATAGAGACGGGCTAATCGACCGCACCAGTTGTTCGTCGTATCGCCTACGTTACAGGCAAATAGTCCCTCGGTTCGGTTAACGAGAGCCGTATGTCGCTCGATAGCCTCGATATCACAGCCGTCATCGTCAACGTGCGGGTCGCCAAAGTGCAGTAGTCCGATAGGGCCACCGATTTTTATGCGAATCGGGATGAGTTTAGAGGCTTCCTCATGCTCGCGCTTGTGGGCAAACTTGCGCTTGCGTTGCTCGATCAGTTCCTCGATAGGAACGTCATCTTCGGGAAGCGGGGTAAACTCAAAGCCTCTCGGAGCGTCGACATTTCGCCCTTGGTAGGTCGTACCTTCTATCTTAATGCCTCGCTTCTTCATCTTAGCGAGTCGGGCGAGGAAGGCTCGATAACTTATGCCCAGGTCTTTAGCCGCCTCATGTCGCACCCAGTTGTGTTTAATCAAAGCATTAACGATTTTTTCGTCACTTGCCTTTTCGTTTATCACTTTTCACCTTTTTGCGAACGACCTTGATACCGAGTTCCTTTCGGCGTTCATCGGTCAGTTTATCGTCGCGTATTCCACTCCACTCAAGATGCCCATCGACGATGCGAAATTGCTCTTTGTGAACTAACGCACAGTCGCAGCACTCGGTGTAGTTATATCCTTTTACGCGATACCAACTTCCCTCGTACATTTGTATAGAATGTACTTTCTTGTTTTTAACCGGCATAAAGTTTTCGCTCATCGTTGCGTCTAATGACTAGACCACGCAAGACTTTGCCTCCTGCCTTAGTCCACTTAAGAAATTCATCGGAGGCGGCTTCGTATTCTTGACGATTATGCTTCATACGGAGCGATGATCGCTGAAGGTTGCCTAGTCCAACATTGAAAGCAAAGGAGACAAGAGCATCAAATTGCCCTTGATGAGCAAAATTAGAATTGCAAAATCTGGTAACGCCACGCTCAAATTTTGCAAGGTCTTTAGCCAGTAGAGCGTCCACTTCTGGGAGAGTCCAAACACGGTTATCCTCGGATAGTAGAGGGAACTGTAATCGTTCGGCTACAGGTAATTTAGCCTGTTCGGGATATAGAAGATGCCCGACCCCTACCGTCCATAGAGAGGCCGGACATCGATACGGGCGTGTCCTTACGCCCTCGTGATGCTTTATCATTTCTATACATTCGCTACTTACCTTACCCATGAAGCACCGGGAACATTAGGTATTTTTCCAGTTAAGTAGTGCAGCCAAAGAAAAAATGCCCATAAAGAAATTAACGCAAAAACAATAGTGAAACATACTGTAAATATCATTTGATTACGCGCTTGTCGAGCATCGTTTTCTTTAATGATTCTCAATTTTTCCTTTATTGCCTGATCTGCTTGTTTCTTTTTTTCAGCAAGATAAGCGTCTCTCTCGCTTTGACTCATACTCCAAATTAAAGAATGCTCTTCTTCTCTCTGTCTTTCCCTAATTAATGCAGCCTTTGCAGCAGAGATATTTGCATCGATAGAGGCGTTATATTCTATCGCGGCTTTCTTTAACTCATTAGATGCAACTTTTGTTTTTATTTTTGCAGATGACTTTACACTATCAACCTGTCTTTGTTCTTTTCTATCTTCTCTACGCGCTTTTTCTTTTTCTGCAATTCCACGAACATCCTCAACAAGCCCGTATGTCTCTTGAACCAAACCTCGCGTGGATTCGATAGTTGATTTAGCAGCCGATATTGGATTACCTACAGATTCAAGTAAATCCGATATCTTGTCTTTTTCGCTCATTTCTTTGCAAAGGCTTGCGATCCGAACCAGAAAGCAATAATGCTAGCAAGAATCATCATCTCATCGTCACTAAAGACATTTTCCATCGCAATAGCAAACGGGATTCCAGTTGTGTAGGCGTACCATACTCCCGCAATATTGATAGCAACAAGTTCAAGTACGAAGATATAAGTAACTACGGGACGAACTGATGCACGAAGATTAATCATCCAACGAGAGGCACCTTTACCAATCTCCATATCATGTTGATATAAAGCAATTCGCTCATCGGATTTTGCTTGTATATCAATCTGTTCGGTCTTTATTTCCTCGACCTCTGCTTGATGTGCAAACCCTTTAGCGGCTAGTTCTAATTCTCGTTCCTTTTGCATAACAAGGATCGACAATTCATGTTTCTTATCTTGTCGATCTTGAAAGAAGTCAAGAATTTTTGGCAAACCACCAGCAAGAAATGAAAGGAAAGTGCTAATCATTGTCATCATTTTTTAGCCCTCACAGTATCTGTCACTTTTTAATTCCTTCCTTAATCTTTACCCAATTTCCGGCTATAGAAACAATACCGGCAATAATTGCGATTATTCCCGCGATGAATGCAACGATCTCGTTAGCACTTGCAAGCCAACTCGTTCCTGCTGCGGCAACTGATGTTCCTGCGGCTATATCTGCCGTTCTCTGTGATGCACTCATCTCAATATCTCCGAAGTTAAAATTATGGAATTGGGCCAGTCGCCGCCTCTCGTTCTATAGTTACGATTACATCTGCCGTTGCCGTTAACGGAGTGCCAACCGTGCTATCTGTAACCGTACATCGATATGTTGCCGTATAAGAATCGCCTTGATTCATTCCGGTTTTCGTAAAGGTAGTCGTAGCAGCAGTCGAACTATTTACAGTTAACGTATCACCGTCGACTTTTGCCCAAGAGTAGGTATATGGAGATGTGCCGCCAGTAACGGAAACCGTCGTCGATGCTGTAGTGCCAGAAGATACCGTGCTTAACTCATAGAGCGAAGACGGAGATGCAGATGCCGACATAGATGATCTAATAATCTCTACGTTAACTGTTACCGTTTTCGTTGCAGCCGCATTGTCCGTTACTGTGCAAGTAAAGACTGCGTTATAAGTCGTTCCCGAGGCAAGAGACGTTCCCGTAAACGTAGTAGTCGCAGCAGACGCGCTATCCGCAGCGATAGAGGACGATCCGCTTGTTCTAGCCCAACTATAGGTATAGGGCGTACTGCCGCCGATAGGGGTTACGGTTACAGATGCCGTGGTCAAACTAGCAGCCGTGCCTGTTTTGCTAACCGAGGATGCAGACACAGAAGCGGAAAGCGAACTAGGCTGATCGTTAGCCGCAGCCGCTACGCCGTTTACCGAAGGCTCTTGAGTCGAGGCAACCCCTGTATTCGCCCTTAACAAGACCCAGTAATAACGAGTAGTCGTATCCGTTTTAGGGATAAATACTGACGTAGTGTTACCGCTCCAAATCTTTACTGCGCTAGAGAAGGGGGTAACCGATGTGTGTTCGTAGACCTCGTATAGAGAGCCTACAGGGAATGATGCAGGGGCCGTCCACGACAGGTTAAAGCCAGAGAATAGATTTCTTGCCGTTAAGTTCGTAGGCGGGTCGGGCGTATAAGTCGATGGCGTTGGGGTTGTAACGCTAGTAGGCGTTTCGTAATCCGTTACTAACGGATCGCTCCAATCGGTTGAGGCTTCTTCTCTTAGAATCAATTCGACTGCGCCTGTAGGGTCAAATTTCCACCCTTCGCACCTAACTGCTTTGCTAGTCCAGCCTATTTCCGAGAACGTGACCGTACCTGTTTCGAAAGGTCTGATCTTATAGGCAGACATACCGCATCGAGCGGTTGCAACTTGCCCGTTACGACTTCTGCGAGAAAGCAGGATTGCGTGTCGCTGCGCTTCGTATTCATTAGTACAAGCGGCAAAGTCTGTTTCTATCCAGATTTGCTCTCCGTCTGCGCTTACATAAGACGTATTGATAACTGGCTGGTACTCCATCGGTTGCCAGTTTCTATCCTTATCGATGAACTGACCGCGAACAGAGTTATATCGCTGATTGTATGGGAAGGCCGTTGATACCTGTATGCCGCCCTCGACTAAATCGTCATCCGTTAGCGTAAAGGCAGAGGATGACCATGCACCAGCATAGATTCTCCACTT